TGTTCTGCACCTGCACTTCAGGCTGTTATTTACGCTTAATTAGGGAGGTAACAGAATATGTCACAAGTCGGATCATTTGGCGTTAATGCTAAAAAAACCTGGGATGGAATTTCCATTCCTTTGCCTAGCCATCTCGGAGCAGTAGGTTCTACTCCAGAAGGCGACTATATGTTTGTTCAGGCAGATGGTGCCGTTGCTCAGTATGCGTTTGTTCGCATTACTGACGATGGCCAAGCTGCTGAACTTACTACCACTAATGCAGGTTCTAACAACCTTCAGATCGGTGTTGCACAAATTGCTGCACTTGATAACGAGTACCTTTGGGTATGGGTTGGTGGAGTTGGTGGAGGTGGAGTTGGTACTGGCATCCGAGGTAAATGCGCAGCTTCGTATGTGGCTGATGCGAACCTCAACACTACAGCAACTGCTGGAGTAGCGGATGATGCGTCAACAACCAAGATTCAGAACGTAGTAGGACTTACTACGCTTGTTGGAGCTGGAACTGTTGAGCTTAAATCAACTGGACACCTTCGGGTGGGCTAATCAATCTGGCGGCTGGCTCGTATAGCAGCCGCTTTTTATGGAGAATTTATGGCGAGCGCACAAACCCTTATGGGACTCGGTATGCCAGCGGAGCTTGCAGCTTCCGTTACCGATGGTGTTTTTCCAGGAACTGTTACCCCTGCCGGTCAGGTAGTGGCTACGGCTGCTGGTGTAAGAACTAAACAGGCAATCAACAATGTCGGCAACACTACGCCAACAGCGGCTGAGCTTACGACTTCGTTCGGAACTCCTGCCTCTGTAGGAAGTGGGTTTGTCGGTGTTGTAAAAGATGCTGATGCTGATACTAACTGCTTTGTAGTGATATCAAACGGCACTTCATACTTTTACTTAGGGTTTACCAAGGCTTTGTAAACTAACGGGGGGATTTAATCCCCCCAACTTTTTAGGTGATCTATGACAAGTTTTGCTGGAAACACAACAACGACAACTCCAACCATGGCAACAGCTACAAGCGTAACAGTTGCAGCCGCTAGGCCGTTTCGCAAGTTCTTAATGATTCAAAACAACTCGGCAGCAAACATAGCTATCAGTTTTAACGGAGCTACTCTTACCGGAATCACTCCAACAGCTACAAACTTTTGCTATGTGCTCCCAAGCACCGCAGGTTCTAACGTAGTTCGGTTTGATAATGGGTTTATACCGGCTGGAGCAATTACGGCGTATCAAACATCGGGGTCGTCGATTAACACGTTGGTCGTTATTGAAGGTTAGTGCTATAAGGTATTTACGCATTTTTGCGTAATACTACGGAGATTATATGGCACAGATTGATTGGCAGTCTATCATGTCGGGGAACTCGCAGCCAAAGAAGCGATACTCTGGCGCTAACGTTAAGTTCTTTTTTGCTTACAACGAGAACCGTGAAAAGTCATTGACGGAGGGTCGTCCAATCTTTGACGAGATACCATCCATCTCAATCCAATGGCCTGGCATGGACGAGACAGTTCGACGGATTGAGCCACAGGACATCCACGATTACCCTGAGCTGTACGCTCGTTTTAAGGCTGGTAGCGAGCCTGTAGTCGAAGGAACTCCATTGGCTGAATGGCCGATGATGTCTGGCTCTGCGATGCGTGAGCTTCAGTACCTTGGCTTTAAAACGGTCGAGCAGTTGGCTGTGGCTAACGATGAGATTAAACGCAAACTTGGACCCTTGTCTAAGTTCTGCAAATTAGCACAAGATTGGATAGACGCAGCGAAGTCCGACCAGAACGAGGTCGTGAAGTTACGGCAGCTTTTGGATCGGGAAACAACTCGTCGTGAGCAGCTTGAGCATAAACTTGAGCTTTTCATGCAACGTGTAGAAGCCAACGAGGGAATTGACCTTCGTGCCGAGAGAAAGGGGGTGATCCAATCTGTTCCAGATGAAGCCCTAGAAGAAGGCATTATTGAGGCTCAGGACGAAAGTCCACGACGAGGTAGACCAAGGAAAGTATGACGATAGCCACGGTTATTACGAACGTTGCAAATGAGGCTGGATACACGGTTGAATCCAACATCCTTACGTCTAATGAGACGACTACAAAACAGCTCTTAGCAATTGCACAACGTATTAACCGTGACATCTTTGAGGCTTACCCGTGGCCTAAATGTTACGCTTCAGGGTCAATCACGCTGGTAGCTAATACGGCAACGTACGAGTTACCAGCGGCCTTTTCATGGTACCAGTACGAAACCTTTTGGAATTCATCGACTCGGTTCAGACTCTTAGGACCAATGAGCGAGCAGGATTACGCCGACATAAGAGGTTTCCAACTTAACCCAACCATTTATCAGCGATTCCAAATTCGGGGAGTCAGCAATAACCAACTCCTTATTAGTCCCACCCCAGGAGCTAACTACAACGGCAATGTAATTATTTTTGAGTATATTGCCGACAGAAGTGTGCGTCCTCGTCAGTGGGTAACAGCAACATCATTTGCTGCTGGTTCTTACTGTTTTAACAACGGCAACTACTACCGGACGACAGCAGGAGGCACGACAGGTGCTACAGCTCCTACACATACTACTGGCTCTGTATCGGATGGCGGTGTTACTTGGGCCTATTATAACGGTGCTTATAATACTTTTCTTGCTGACACTGACGTAAGCATATTCAACGAGAAACTGCTTGAGCAGGGTATCCTTGAACGGTTTGCTGAGATTCACGGACTGGAAGGTGTTAGGCCACGTTTTGATATTCAGCTTCATGAGGAATTTAGTCGTGACCAAGTTGGCAAAGTGATATTTGCTGGTGGTACTACACGGCCTAATTTGTTTGCTCGTGACGGTGTAGCAGTGTTTGGAACATGGATTTAGTATGGCAGGACAAGAACCAGCATTAGCACAAAGCGACCCCAAGGCTTACTACCTCTGGCTTCAAACGCAGGGTATGTCTCCGTTGCAAGCTGTGCAGCAGGTGCAAGAGCGTTTTGGTGCACCTAAGAGTCCAGACCAAATACAAAAGGAAGCTGCTGACCAGCAGTTCAAAAATCAACTTGCTCAAACTGGTGGACAACTTGTTGGCACCGCTGGCGCAGCTTATCTTGGCGGTCAACTTGCTGGCATAGGTAGCGCCGCTGGCACTGCTGGTGCCGCTGGCGCAGGAGCAGCCGGTGCTGGTGCAGCAGGGGCGGGAGCTGCTGGTGCAGGAACAACCGTAGCCACTCCAACTTTGCTTGGCGCAAAAACTGTAGGTGGCACTGGAGCCGGATCAAGTAGTTCACTAGGCGCTGCTGGTTCATACGCTTTGCCAGCGATTGCTGCCGCAATTACATTAAACAATATGTATGAAACCGGTGGTAAAGATATTTTGAGAGGCAAAGGGGACCGAGCGGATTGGACAAATCAAGCAGTCAACAATGCTCCATTGTTATCAATGATATTAGGCTCTGGTGGTTTTTTGCCGGTCGCAGCAGCTTTGCCTTTGGCAAACATTGGGCTTCGGCTTTTGGGTAAAAAATCCATTGGCCATTACATGACTACGGGCAAATCGGACGCTCAACTTAACCGAGATGACTTCCGTGGCTTGCTGAAAGAAACTGGAGTTGCCGACGATGACTACAACGTGACTCTTGCCGATGGTTCTCAATTCAACATTGGCTTGGATGGCAAAACTAAGTATCAAAACGTTGGGGAAAACATTGACAAGAAAAAGACTCGTAACGCTTGGGACGTAGACTTTTCTAATCCATTGGCTGAGTTTGCGGTAAAGCAAATTAACCCAATGATACAAAACATTTATAAAGGTGCTGACGGCAAACTTAATCTTGAACAGTACACTGGTATGCTTGTAAACGCAGCTACCTCAAACGCTAAGAGCCAAGATGATGTAATCGCTAACATCAACGCTATGCTTGGCAAATCGACTTTTGCAAAACAAGCTGGAGTTGCTTTGCCTGAAATGCCAAAGGGTCGTCAGGTTGCACCAATAGCTAAAACGCCACAAGTATCAACACCCGAAGGTAAACAAAAGAGCATGTCGATTAGAGACCGTTTAGAGCTTAACACAAAGAAAAAGTAAGGTTTTATGGCACGAAAAACAGCAATGGGAAAAGAGCCTGGCAACGTTAGTATCGCCTTGCCACAGTCTGAAAAAGATAGGTTGCGAAATGCCGGACGACGTTTGCCTGGCAAGTCACGACCAATGGACGACAAAGGTAACTTTACTGATAAGCAATACCTTGACCGTGTGTCTCCTGGCATTTATCGCAATTCAAAAGGACAGCTTACTAACTCGTTTGGCCGTGTGATGGAGCGTAAACAGCCACAAGGTGGCACAATGGCTCAAGCACTTGCACAACAAACTGGAATGCAAGCCGCTCCAGTTGGCGCTATGCCTGATCAACAATCAATGGATGCCGGACAACAAGCGGCTGAACTTGCTGCTGACCCAGGAGCTTATCAGCAATACACAGCAGATATGCGAAATAAGCCTTATCCAATGGGACAAATGCCACAAGGTGGAATGTCTATGGCTGATATAAACAGATTTGGCATGGCAGATATAAGAAACATGCCGCAACAAGGGATGCAAGATGCCATGTTGCGATTTTCGCCAGAAGAGCAGCAAAGAATGCAAGCTAATATGCCTCAGAATTTAATGTATCAATATCCACCTGGACAAACTCCTAACTTTGGAGCTTTGTTTAATTACGGCCAGCGACAACAGGAGCAACAGCAACAACCAAACTCAGTATCAGGATTGCTTCAGCGACGGTTTAAATAATGGCCTTTCAGGGATTTACAATGCCACCTCCTTATGGAGGGTTGGACCTAGTAAGTCCAATAGACAACATGGAGCCAACGTTTGCTCTGGAACTCGTTAATGTGTTTCCAGGTGCAAACGCTCCAACCGTTCGTCTTGGCTACGAGCAGTTTGCCAATATAGGTACTGCTACGCCTATTGTAACCCTGACATCACTACAGCTTAAAGATGCCACTACGCAGCTTATAGCGGCCACTGACAGCAACATTTACAAGATAACGACTGGCGGTGTGTCTACGTCAATTAAGGGCGCTACGACCGTTACAGAAGGTGAGTTTCAGACCATTACTTATGGCAATAACCTTTACCTGTGTAACGGGGTAGACAACGCTAAGGTTTATACCGGTACTGGCAACGTTATTGATGTGACCTTCACTGGCGTTTCTATTGCCGATCTTATTAACGTTACTGCTTATAAAGAACGATTATACTTTGTAGAGCAAAACACAGCTAAGGTTTGGTATGGCGGTTTGCAGGTAACTGGAACAGCCGGAACTCCTGCCCTAACATCCTTTGACTTCCAGTACGTCTTTACTAAGGGTGGCTACCTGGTAGGCGTTGGCAGCTTTAGCACCAATACCAGCATGACCAGCCAGGACTACTTCTGGGCATGTAGCAGCGAAGGCGAGATAGTTTTCTACAACGGCACTTATGCTGGAGACCCTACATCCTGGGCGTTAGTAGCTCGGTATTACATTGGACGACCTCTTGGCTATAGAGCGTTTGTCAGAATAAACAATGACGTATGGGTAATAACTGAACAGGGAATTGTCCCAATTTCTGGGTTGTTCATGTCAGACCCTGAAGCAGCGGTGCAAATCGTTAGCTACAAGGTAAACCCACTCATATCGGAATATGCTGCCGTATCCCCGTTTGACCATCAGTGGTCAGGTTTCTTTTGGCCGCAAGGACGCAGGGTGTATATCAGCATACCTACAACTGGTAACTCCTGCCGCTTCTTAGTCTACAGCATTGATACAAAAGGCTGGACTCAGTTTCAGCTCTACAATGACGAGCACGCTTTTAGTAGCTGTCTGTTCAACCAGAAGCCGTATTACGCATCTGCAACGGGTATTGTGTGGAAGGGTGAAACTGGTCAGGCCGATGCTGTAACGGCGACTGAGAGCCAAGCCATAGCCTATAGTGGCCGGTCAGCGTTTAGCTTCTATGGCAGCCGGTCAAACTACAAGGCGTTTAAGGATATTCGACCAATCCTCAAGGTAAAGCGTGGCGTAACCCTCAACATTGGGTTGGACACTGACTTTAGACGAGCGTCAACTGTAACGGCAGTATCAACCGCCAGCGGAGTATTTACGCCTTGGGGCAGTCCTTGGGGTGTTGCGCCTGGAACAACGTTGCCGATAGCACCTTTTACTCCCGTACCTGCCGTGACGCCCCCACCATGGTCGGCAGATGTCGAATACGTCTTTGACCGATACGCTACTAAGGGTCAAGGTCATTGTGCCGCTGTACGATTTGGCGGTTCACTAAAGAACTCAACTATGCAGATACTAGGATTCGAGGTCCGATACGATATGGGTGGACAGGTATAACTATGGCACAAGCACAAAATAGAAAAAACCGTGGAGCTATGGCGACAGACCCTAAGACACCTAAAACCTCTAAGCGAGGTAACTGGCAGTACAATGGCCAATGGGTTAACAAGGAAGGCTATAAGGTAGACGGTTACGGTAAGCCTCTCCCTGGTCAAAACAAGCCTTTTGTTCCTGCGAAAAACAATCCTTTTGCTCCGAAGGCATCGACTCCTACCACACAAGGGCCAGCAGCAGCTCCTACCGCACAAGAAAACATTGAAGGTGGAATGCAAGGTTTAGTGCAAGAAGGCATAAATTACGCACGAGATTTTGACCCCAATACCTATCAGCAGCAGTATGAGCCTCAGTTTGAACAGGGTATGCAGCGAGCATACGACACGATTTACAATCAGTTTGAGCGTAAGAACCAAGAGCAGTTTGCAAGGCAAAACGAGCA